GCAATTCTGCAGATAGAAAGTTTTGGGCAATTGTTAGAACAAGCGCAGTCAATCCAGGAGAATCATTGTACGTAGCAGAATATTCTTCTGGGGCTTGGTCAAACATATATGGCCCATTTATGACAACGCAGATTATTGCCGGAAACACAAATCGTGGTGATAGTGCAAATAATTGGAATAGTGGCGGATGTCCTGTTTTAACAAACAATGGCAAGCTTTTATGCCACATATACGTGCCAGTGACTGGTGGCACAAGCCCATATATTTTAGAATTCAATATCAACACCGCAACAGCCACTGTGCACGCGTGGAATAAATTTGCGCCAACTAGTATCCCATACTCTGGAATAAATTCATCTTGGGGCATAAGCTTTGGATATTCATCAACCCTCGGGTATTATTGCGTTATTTCAAGCAACTTATTAACAGCTGCGTATTTTGTTACATCAAAAAATGCATCTGGCACAGGTGTCGAATTAACTGAAGACCAATGGTTTAATGGTTCAGCGCCGCGTTATCAAGTCGCGATGACAACAGAACCAGCAGTTGGCTTATTTGCTTATGTTCAAGAGTACCCAATTTTCTTGGGCGGATATTATACTAAAGTGCCAAGCACGAACTTAGCACTTACACCAAACACAACGCAATACGTGTATGCTGAAAAAACAAATGTTTCAAGAGATTCTGTAGACGTAACAATCAGCACTGATATTTTTCCAAATTCTTTTAGCAAAGTAGCTCTGGCAAAGATTGTAACAGATTCGGTAAATGTTACAGAGGTGATTTCATATACCATAAACTCAAGAAGAGCACCTAATATAAAATTAGGCAATGGCAGTGCGGCTTCACCATCATTATCATTTGCCGAAGATTCTATTACTGGCATCTTTAAACCTAGTGCTTCTACATTAGGATTTTCGGTTAATGGTGGCGAAAGAATGCGTCTCACTTCGTCAGGCAATCTAGGTATTGGTAATACTGCTCCAGTTAATAAAGTAGATATCAGTGGCTCATTAGGTCGTGGTGCCCCTATTACAAAAACTGACAACTTCACGGTTGGCGCAACTGAAAACTGGCTAATTGTGAACAAACCAAGTGCACCGTGCACCATTACTCTGCCAGCTGCTGCGTCATGGACTGGTCGAGAGATTATGATTAAAACCATTCAAGCACAAACAGTTATCTCTAACACAGCAAACGTAGTACCTCTAGTAGGCGGAGCTGCAAGCACAGATATCCTTTCAGCTACAGCAGGCAAATGGGCGACGCTAGTAAGTGATGGAACTAACTGGATCATTATGGCTGGTGCGTAATTAATGATAGCATGATGCTAGATCTTGAATCTAGCATCATGCTATAGGCTAATTTCTGTATTATTTTCATCTTCTATGTTATAATGTGATCTGTTTTTATAATTTTCATGATAGGACATATCAATGACCAAGCTTCATTCTTCTCCTGTTAAACGTGCAGAAATACATCGTTTGCGCGCGAACAAAAACAAAGTAGAGTGTGATTATTCTACTGTGTTCAAACAAGGCGATTTATATTACTATCTAGATAGTGATGGTAAAGCACATGGCCCGTTTCAAACAATTGATGAAACGGAATCGGCAATCAACATTAGCCCTTCAAAGTGATATGAACATTTTTTATCTCGATAATGATCCTCGTCTATGTGCACAAGCTCACTGCGATAAACACGTAGTGAAAATGATTATTGAATACGCACAATTACTTTCATCCGCACATAGAATTTTAGATGGCACACAAATAGCAGAATCAAATGAGGCTGGACGAAAAGTAAAACGCTGGAAACTACCAGATGAACGTGATAGTATTCTCTATCTATCCACTCACGCAAATCATCCATCTGCTGTATGGGCGCGCCAAAGATCAGAAAATTATGATTGGCTATATCAACTGTTTGTTGAACTCGGAAAAGAATTTGAATATCGCTATGGTAAAGTACATATGTCCAATTCTAAACTGAATGATATTCTTAAAAAATGCCCTAGCAATATTCCACAACTTCCATTCACAGAACCACCTCAAGCCATGCCAGATGAATATAAAGTTCCAGGCAAAAGCATTGAGGCGTATCATAACTACTACCGCCATGCAAAAGTCAAATTCGCTTCTTGGAAAAATCGCCCAACGCCTAGTTTTATGGCAGAAACCACAGGAGAAATCAATGAGCTTGCTCTCACCGTCTGAAGAACTTTTGTCAAAATTGCAAGATGAATTAGAACTAACCAACATGGCAATAGGCGAACTTCGTGCTCGTGTTGGTTATTACTCGAAAGATTTGGGAAATGATCCAGTGCAAGCTGCTGGTGGTGAGTTGATGAAGCAGAAAGCACTTTTAACAATCAAAATTGCAGCACTTAGTAAATTTCTTAAAGCTTAGGAATCTTAATAGTTTCACCAGCCTTAGGTACCCTACTTTCATTCAGTTGATTGAAAAGTTCCATGGCTCTCTCAACATCTGCTTGAGCCATGGCATGAGAGTTATGCTTTTTAATTAAGCCAGTTATTGTTATTCCTTGCATTGGCATAACTAAAACTTCTACATACTCGCAGGGTGCTGTCATTTTTGGCCGTTCTTGTATTTTTTCCACAAGTCTTCATCAGCTTTTCGCGCTGGGCCACCAACTAAAAATGAATTGACCCTGCCCATCGCCCATTGATTTTGCACTACCCCTGGCCGATGACCTGTACGCCAGGCGGCGGCACCTCTCTTCCAAACTTGCTTCAATATGCTTACTGGGACTCCTGTCTTTTCTGATTTATTTTTTAACGCGGCGTCGACCACGCTTTCTTCAATGGTTTCATCATCTGAATAAAATTCAAAAATTTTATGTTTCTTTCGCATTGCATCCCAGAAAGTAGGATTCACATTTAAATGAATTGGAATACTTTTGATTCCAACTGATTTATAACCTTTAACTAAAATTCTTATCATTTCGCCGCCAAGCCCCTCGCCGCGCATATGACTAGGTAAGCTTATATCGTGTTGTTGGAAACGATAAATCCATAAACCTGGTTCATCCGCAGGATGTTTCCAAATTACGGCTTGCCCAAATCCGCCATCCTTTTCAAGATTTATTTCTAGTGTTTTCCAGTTGCCACTCGCTTTTCTCCACTTTCCAACATTTAATTCAATGCCGTATTTTGATTTATCCACCTCAGCTTTAACAGCAGCATAAAATTTATCTTCAAGCCCTTGCCCAATAATTTCGTTGCCTGCGTTTTCTTCGCCAAACAATTGTTTATATTTTTTCGTGTGGCTGCTAACTGGTAACTTTTTGCCGAGCTTTGAGAGTTCCTTTTTGTACTTTACATCCGCAGTCCAATCTTTCGGATACGCAGCTGGATCATCATGCGGCATTTTTGCAAAATGCTTTATCTCTTTTTTCATGGCCTTCTTGAGGGCACGCTTCTGGTGGGAACCCTTAAACTCAAGGTATTTTGGGTTAATCGCTTCTTCAAATAATTCTGATAACTTCATGTCAATAATTTTCTCAAGAGGTGACTAGATTCTAGTTGTTATTTATATTGCCTATGATAAATACTCTATCGTTTATTGTCCTTTTAGGCTGAAAAATATGGCAAATTCATTTAGCGAAATCACCACAGCAGAGCTTTGGGCAGAGTCCAGACAGATTACAATTCAACTCTCTAGACCCACGCCAACTGAAGTCCAATTAACTTGGACAATCCCGGCCAACACAAAGGCCTTGGCAGGTTATGTTATTCTGTTGTCTGAGAAAAAAATTGCGTCGCCGAATTACCCAATTGATAATCAAAGATATATTCCATCTTTAGATCTTGCAAATCCTGAAAGTGAAATTGAAGATGCTCAAGTCGTTGGCGTTGCGTATGCTGCCTTCGGAGATACAGTAGCTTCAGGGTCATTAACAGTAGATAGCGTTGATCCAAACAAGATTTACTATGCAAGCATTCACGGCTGCTCAAACATCTTACAATACTATCCATACGGTGTTCAGTCATATCCGCTTGACAGCGCCAGGATTGAAAAAGCGCCGACAGTTTTTGGTGGAAACATTGACCAGAATGTTGGACCTCCGTTAAATCCAACTTTAGGTCAAGTTTATTATGACCCAACAACAAATAAAGTTCAAATGTGGGCCGGAACTTCTTGGGTGCCTGCTGGCACTGGCTCGGTTAAAACTGGTGGAGATGCAGATAGACCAACAGGAGATGCCGCAACAACTGGTACCTTCTTCTACAACAAAGATAATCGAGAATTACAAATTTTTAACGGCACTTCATGGTCAAAGGCCAATACCGATCAAGAAGGCGTACCGATGGTCGATAAAACTCCAATTGGTAACACAGGGTCTTATCAAGAACGGTTGAGGTTGGCGAATGTCTTAAAGAGACAACTTGGCTATCCTGCAGTTTGCAACGAGCTGAATGAAGAACATTTTAACATCGCAATCGATAATGCTGTTGAAACATTTCGCTCACGGGCAGATAACGCCTATCAAAATCAATTTATCGTAATGCCGCTTAAGTTAGATCAAAGTTTATATTATCTGAATGATCCCACGATTGGCACAGATAAAGTAGTCAGCGTTAATAAAATTCACCGTATTTCAACAATTGGCTTTAACGCGTATGGTGGCGATGCCGCCGTTTATTCACAGATTTTCTTCCAGCAATTCTTGTACGGTGCATCAATTGATATTTTATCAGTGCATTTAACGCATCAGCTCGCTGAAGAATATGAGCGTGTTTTCGCAGGCAATTTCCAATTTTCGTGGAATGAAGCGAAAAGAGAATTATTAATTCTACGTAAGATCTTCAGAGAAGAACGAATTGTTCTTGATTGTGTAATGGAAAGAACTGAGCAAGAGCTTTTATCAGACCGTTATGCGAAGCAGTGGTTGCAGGCCTGGGCAGAAAGTGAACTGATGATGACGCTAGGTCACATTCGTTCTAAGTATGGCAATCTACCTGGCCCGAATGGCGGTATCACGTTAAATGGTGCTGAACTTATCTCTCAGGCTACTGAGATGCAGGTTGAACTTCAACGTCAGCTGAATGATTACGAGGTTGGAAATGGTGGTGTAGAATTTGTCAACACTGGAATTCTGATTGGATAACGCATGACAACTGGTCCATATACACCGCCAGACCTGTGTGTTGGCACTTGGCGCTTAAATGACGCTGATTCTGAGTGCGCGCAATATGAGAAGAAAACGCAGGAAGAATATGTAGCAGAGCAACTTGCAATTGCTGGCGTTCCACTTAACGTATTCAAGTTGCTTGGTGTTCATGAACAAGGACGCTTGGTTGATTTAACTGGTGACGGCTCAGCACTATCAAGTGGGTCCACTGCTGGTTATGCTGCGTCAAATGCTTTTATAGCCTCACCAAGTTTAACTTGGCGCTCAGCGCAAGTTGGAACAGCTGTGGTCACGACACCCTCTTATATTGGGTATAATTTTGGCACTAAGAAAAATCCATTAGGCGGACAGGCTTATGGTCCACCAGCACCAGTTTTTCAGCACATCACAACTATAAAGATTCAACAGAGTGCTGATGCGACCAAAAGGGCGCAGCAAATTAAAATAGAACGCGCCGATGGAAAAGTTGAGGCGCAAACACCAAGTTTCACAGGCGCCGGGAATGGCACTCTGCAAGTCACATCAGTTGAACCTGTCGCTTCTCAGGATCTACTCACAATAATTGCAACTTCACCAACAAGCTTTAACGTGTCAAGCTTAGCTAATGGACTAATTGGTGTGGCACAGGTAGGAGTAGAATTTAAAAGTTCAATTGCTTGTTTAACTATAACTACTGGCTCTTCACCATTTGCAGTCGGAGATACCTTTTTTGTGCAGTTGAATTTAGCATGGCAGCGAGTTGACATTGTTAATTTACCAAATACTGGAAATCTAGAAACCGTCAACTTAAGTCAGTCAGCACCCGCACCATATTGGAGAATTGTGCCAACGGCATTTGCAGGTTCTGGCGGTTCTACTTCATGGGAAATTGTTCAGCTTCAACTAATGGACTACCAGGCAACGTCGCTTGATAACATTCAAGATCTGTTGTTACAAGAAAATCGTGACCGCGACTACGCATCATCTTCAGTTCAAATCTTCTGTCAATACTCGCCAGCTGATAACTTTGGTGACCTTGGCAGATTTGGTCTAAACATCACAGAACAATACGCCTTCACAGTTTCGTTTGCAGAAATGGTTAGAGCATTGAGCCGCCCAATAGTCGTTGGTGACATTATTGAGCTGCCTGCCGAAATGCAATATGATCACAACTTAAGGCCTGTCAAGAAGTATTTAGAAATTGTTGATGCCAGCTGGGCTGCTGATGGCTTTAGCCCGCAGTGGCGTCCTCTAATTTACCGCTTTCAAGCCCAGCAGCTTATTCCGTCAGTAGAAACTCGCGACATAGTTGGACCAACTCCGGCGCAGCTCAATGTTGACGACTCATCTTTCTTTGATGAGATCCAACAAATAAATAAAGCTGCGTTAGACGCAACAAAGGCAATTGAGGCCGAGGCAAAAGATGCAGTCCCAGAAATTGGTCAAGACGCACAGTCTCTTGCGAGCGGCACTAAGGCAAAAATGAGCGCTGCAGCAAGACCAAACACCACTGACGCGCAAGATGCGTACATCGAAGATGCATTACCGCCTCCGGGTGTTAATTATTCTGAAGGTTATGAGCTGCCAGATATTGCAAGCTCAACTGACGGCCAATATTTTAGAATGAACTACCCAGAGTCAACGAATATTCCAGCGAAATTATTCAAATATTCAGCAGTAAAGAATAAATGGATCTACCTAGAAAGTGATCGCCGCGGAGAGTACAGTTCATTTAAACCTAGTGTTCGTAAAATTTTAACTAGCTCAACTAAAAAATCTATAAAGAAAAAATAACCATGAAACGAAATTTTAAAAGCCTAGTCAACACTAAAGAATTTAGCTTGCTGCTTCTTAGCAAGCAGCTTGATGTGGTGAAGAAAAATCTAGACAACGCTAATGACTATCTACTTCAGGCGTTAGAACAGGCGAATCAAGGTGATGTTTCAACTGAGCTACAGGCCGAGCTGTTGAAATTTAGAGATGATCTTATGATCGTTGAAAAGGACTTCTCTGAGCTGCACCTCAAGATCTCAACTGGGTTCTTACCAAAAGCAACATACATGAAAACTAAATTATGATCAACGAATATTTTTACGACGAGCAACTCAGGTCATATATTCTTCAGTTCTGCGCGATCTTTACAGGGCTACAAGTAAAATCTGGCAAGGGCGAGAATGGTGAAATTACCACTGTACCAGTGCCGATTCACATCGGGAACAAAGATCGAGTAGTTGCTGCGATCGGCGCCGGCAATACTCTAAATCGAGTATTTTATCTGCCGATCATGAGCGCGTACGTGCAGGGAATTGAGCTCGCGCCAGAGCGCAGAAAGGGTGTTGGTTATAAAGATGCTAAGATATTCATGGAGGCAGGCGGTGTGTACCCAGATGATCTTAGAGTTGCCACGAGGGTCATGCCTATACCGTATACACTGTCGCTAGAATTAGCGATTTACGCGTCCAACACGCAGCAGATGCATCAAATTCTCGAGCAAGTTTTAATGTTGTTTGATCCAATGCTTCAGATTCAAACTTCAGATGCCGCATTTGACTGGACAAAAATCACAACAGTTGAGCTTACTGGCATAAACAACGAGGAAAATTATCCAGTCGCGGCCGATCGTCGAATTTTAGTTTGGTCATTAAACTTCTCGTTGCCAATTTGGTTAAGTCCGCCAATGGATGTTCGCGACGAAGTGGTACGTACAATTAAAATTCGACTTGGTGATCTTGATGGATTTAATCCATTAGAGTTCGATGAAAATGGTGAATTACAACCTTTTCAAACAGTTTATGGTGAGTTTGAGGTAACTAAAAAGTAAAAATAATTATTTGTTCGTACAATAACAACAACAGCTTAATGTTGATACTTCTAATTAATTTATGAAAAAAGGACTCGCTAAAAGTCCTTTTAATTTAAAGCGTTAATACCTTATTCTGGAAGTTCATCACCAGGAGTTTCATCCCAGTCATATTTCCAATCTGCCTTAGTTGTTTCTTGCCAATCTTCTTTCCAATCCTGTTTAACACCAGGAATTGTTGCAAGCATATCTGCAATTTCTGTTCCCATTTCTATCTCCTTAAAAATAGATGGTGATACCAATTATGTATCAACAGTTAGTATTTATCAATCTACGAAATTAAGTTACGTTTTTAAGACAAAAAGCGTCCCAAAATGATAATAAAATCTGGCAAATTGGTAAATATCTTAACAAAATTTAGCAAAACCACATTTTATAAAAATGTGGATAATTAGATACTAATATTTGATTAGGAGAGTTATTATGCCAACCTTGGTCGCCCCAGGAGTCTCAGTTTCGATAACTGATGAATCCTTTTACATTCCAGTTTCTGCCCCAACTGTTCCTCTTTTCTTCATTGCAACTGAGTCAGGCAAAATACAACCGAATGGTGTCACCCCTGCTGCCGGAACTAATGAACATTCTGTAGTTAGAACAGTAACATCAATTGGGCAAAGTACACAGTTATATGGCATTCCAAAATTCCGCGAAACGTCAGGCGGTTTAGCACAGCACGGTGATGCGCGTAATGAGTATGGACTTTTTGCATTAAATCAATTTCTTGGCATCGGGAATCGTGCTTTCGTAGTTCGCGCGAACGTTGACCTTCGCGATCTGTCTTTAACTGAAGATGTTCCAGTTAAAATTGCTCCAACTACTCCAACATATTCTGGTGTTGGTAATGGTGTTCTTTCCGGCGTTACTGTTGGTGCAAAAACAATTATTGAAACAATTACTGTAACTTGCGTTACTGGTGGCGCGACAGCCTTGTTCGCAGTTGAAGGTTCAACATCAGGTTTAATTGGTACGGTTTCAGCTGGTTCTACATTTAACTCAACTCGAGTAAATTTCAATTTATCTTCAGGTGTAACAGCATATAGCGTTGGTGATAAATTTACATTCAGTTTCGTATATCGTGAAAATGGCTTTGTTGCAGGTTCATTAAACCATTCAGGTCGCTATCACGGCACTGCTGGCACTCCAACTACTGGTAATGGTCTTCTGAACAATTTAGCAATTGACGCCTTAGTCATTCCAGAAACATGGACGCTTGAATTTACTGATGCCACAAACTTTTCTGTAACAGGCTCAGTTAGCGGTCCATTTACGTCTGGCCAAGTAAACGTGGCTTATGACAACAACTACATCACCTTCATCCTAAATTCAGGCTCAGTTGCATTCTCAGCAGGTGACACATTTGAGATCACAGTTGCAACCAAGACCATCTCAGATCCACTAGGCGCAAATGACGCCGCAAAACGTGTTGCGATTGCAACTGCACTCCAGGCCCAAATCAACTCAAACCAAGAAGTTCGCTCTGAACTGTACGAGTACAATTTAATTCTGGCGCCAGGTTACCCAGAAGCAGTTGATGAACTTTTAGCATTGTCAGTTAGCGTCAATGATGAGGCTTTCGTGATTGCTGATACTCCAAATGATAAGACACCAGAACAAGTTGCACAATGGTCTCTTACCTCAGATCGTAAGAGCAGCACTTCAGTTGCTTATTACTACCCATGGGGTCTTGCTTCAAACCTCGACGGTAAAGATGTAGTTTGCGCCCCATCAGGTATCGCTCTTCGCACTTACGCGTACAGCGATAACCAAGCTTATGTTTGGTTCGCCCCAGCCGGCGTCCAGCGCGGCTTGATCACAGGCGTTAGCCAACTTGGTTATGTTTCAGGAACTCTCGGGTCAGCAACAACATTCGTTGAGACAAACTTGAATTCTGGACAACGCGATAATCTCTACGAAGCATTTAAGAATATCAATCCATTGGTGTTCTTCCCAGGCCGTGGCATGTTAATTTGGGGCCAGAAGACATCTGCGAGCGCTTCTTCAGCTCTTGACCGAGTCAATGTTGCGCGCTTAATGATGTATATTAAGCGCAACCTGCGTAAAGGTGCTCAGCCATTCGTGTTCGAGCCAAATGATAGCATCACACGTGACAATTTGAAGAATGCAATTGACGGCTTCCTGAATGACATTCTAATTAAGCGTGGTCTTTATGACTTCGTTACCGTGTGTGATGAAACAAATAATACGCCAACTAGAATTGATAGGAATGAATTATGGGCAGAGGTTGCTGTTAAGCCAGTAAAAGCTGCTGAATTCATTTATATCCCAATAACAATTCTATCAACTGGAGCTGAACTGTAATCATTAATTTTGATTAATAAAGGGGAACATTGTTCCCCTTTTTCTTTTGAGGCGTAATAAATACAAATACCTTTAGTGCAATCTCCAGGAATTAAAAAATGCTGTCATGCAAGATTTGTGGTTACACACACGAGATTATGATTTCAACTCCGCATCTCAAAAAACATGGTTTAACTGCAAAAGAATATAAAGAAAAATTTCCAGGCTCAGTCTTGAGAGTATTCTCAGAAAAAACAAAAGCTAAAATGACAGAATCTAAAATAGGCAAGCCAGCCTGGAACAAAGGCGTCGCCATGTCTGATTGTCAGAAGAAAAATCTTTCTGAAACCGTTAAACAGAGCTACGCATCAGGAGAAAGAAAACACTGGAATATTGGCAAAGCACTTTCTGCAGAAACCAAGAAAAAAATATCTGAGAGCAATAAAAATAGTTCAATGACCCCAGAACAATATGAAAAGTGGAAAGCCTCAGTTTTAAAATATCGCCAAAGTGAGCATTACATTCCGCCAATGCTTGGTAAAAAGTTAAGTGAGAACGCAAAACTTACAATTCGCGAGAAGTTATCAGGCGACAAAAACTATCAGTTTATCAAGGCGCAGCAAAATATTATTGAAATCGCCAAGCGCGAAAACGCCGTGCTACTGACAAATGAAAAACAATACGTGACATTTGAGTGTTCAAACTGTAATAATACATTTAAGTTCTCAAAGCAAATGTTCAACGCGTCTTCTGATAGAAAAGAAAATTATTGTCCAACTTGTTTTCCACGAGAAACAGGGATTTCGGCAGCAGAAAAAGAAGTAGTAAATTTTGTTAAACAGATATATTCTGGTCGCATTGTGGAAAATGACAGAACCGAGCTTTGCGGCAAAGAAATTGACATTTATTTTTCAGAACTAAAATTAGGAATTGAATTTACGGGATTGTATTGGCACTGTGAAAAACAAAACCCAAATAGACAGCATCTTCTCTGGAAGACACAGTTTGCTGCAAAACAAGGAATAACCTTAATAACCATTTTAGAAGATGAATGGAATGCAAAACGAGAGATTGTAAAATCACGGTTGGCTGGTTTACTTGGTGCGCATACTCTTAAATACCACGCTAGAGATTTAGAAGTAAAAATTGTTCCAACTAAAATCTGTAATTTATTTTTAGAGGAAAACCATATTCAGGGTCGTGATTCTTCAACAGTCAGACTTGGTTTGTTTGCCGGAGAGAAATTAGTATCTGTCGCAACTTTTAAGAAAACTAATATGGTCAAAGGCGGTGATGGCAAGAAGTGGGAGTTAAGCCGTTTTTGTTCATTACTTAATACCCGGGTAGTTGGTGGTGCTGGAAAACTGTTAAAACACTTTCAACAAAATTTTAATCTTGAAAAAATTCCTCTTATCTCATATGCTGATAGGCGTTGGTCTTCTGGAAAGTTGTATGAGAAATTAGGATTTTCATTTAGTGGAACAACTTCACCCAGCTACTGGTACACGCTAGATTATAAATCGCGCAAACACAGATCAGCATTAATGAAACACAAACTGGTAAACTGTCCTGAAGATAATAAGTTGACTGAATGGCAATTAGCTCAAGCGAAGGGCTATGACAGAATTTGGGATTGTGGTACCACAAAATGGGTTATGCAGACACCTTAACAATTTCCCGTTATTTGCTCCATGAAAACTTTAGCGGTATTTTTGTAAATTTAATAAATAAGTTACCGGAATTCAGGTAACTGAAATGTGTTTGATTAAAATGGAGATATTAATATGGCAGTCCTCACCCAAGTCGGTATTCCAGGCTCAGGAAATGGTATCCTGGCCCCTAAACTTAAAAACCGTTTTCAGGTAAAGTTTGTTGGTATTGCCCGCCTCGCTGGAAACAACGGGCGAGATTTACAAGCTCAAGTCATCAATGCCTCCCGCCCACAACTTGAATTTGAAACTGTTCAGCTTGATCGTTATAACTCACGTGCTTACGTCGCTGGCAAGCACACTTGGTCGCCACTTTCTTTGACAATTGAAGATGATATCACTGGTGCCGCCGCTTTCGTTGTTCAAGGTCAACTTGAAACACAACAAAGATTGATTGGCGCTGATTTAGCAAATGGTAACTGGTTAAATTCTGAACCTACAGCGTCAGGTTATAAATTTGCGACAATTCTTGAAATGCTTGACGGCAATGAAGGCGTTGTTGAGCGTTGGACAGTTGAAGGTTGCTTTATTCAAGCCGTAGATTGGAATGATCTTGATTACTCAGCATCAGAAGCTGCTCAAATTTCATTGACTATTCAGTATGACCATGCGCGCCAAGAACTTCTTGGTCAGGGGCTTGGTTCCGCAATTGGCGGTACAATTTAATTAATTCAATTAAGTCGAATAATAGGACTCTCTTGAGTCCTATTATTTTATTAAACTCAAACAATCTCCAACCTGCCACTTTGTAAAGTTACATATTTCTATAAATACCAATTAGAAAACTTTAAAACAATTTTATGGCAGACATTTCTAAATTACTTTCGGCGAACAACATTTCCTTAGAAAAACAGGCTACTGATATCTTTTCTGCTCAAGTAGATGAATTTGGTCGCATGCAAATTGGTAAAAAGCTTGGCAATATAGGAAAACCATCAGAATCTGTAGATAACGTAACTCCAGGCGCTCTTGCTACAAACTTAAGAAACAATGGTTTTCAATCATCGCTTTATGCTTCAGAACTGATTAAATACGCGCCAAAACACCGATTTCTGTTTAAAGTTGAATTTACATTTTCACCGGCGTATCAAAAAACTGGATCAGACGCGCGAAAAGTTTTTGAATATTCAGTTAAACAAATTGACCGCCCTTCAATTACTTTTGATTATGAGGAAGTTAATTTCTACAATTACAGAACACAGGTTTTAAAACGAATCAATTACCAGCCGTTGAACATGGAATTTTACGATGATCAACAAAACGAAGTACTTTCCTTCTTTGAAGAATACCGCCGCGCGCATTCTCCAATTTCCAGAATGAAAACGCTAAACACGCCTTCTTCATTTTCACCGCAAAATCTTCAAGAACAAGGCATGAATTTCACAAATCCAAATGATCGCAATACTGGCAATTATTATGCCGCTTCATCTGGTCACCTGGCATATCGTGATGACGCTTCTGGTGTTCAAGAAATGGTTTATCTGGAAAAATTAAAAATTTACCAAATTTTTCAACATGGTATGAAAACTAATGTCTTTACTTTCATCAATCCAAAAATACAGGCATTTGATTTGGATGATGTTAATGCAGAAGGCGGTGAAGGAAATGTGATGCGCGCAACATTTGTCTATGATTCGCTCACTGTTGATATGGTTTCAACTTCACAGGCTGGCGTTAAAAACTGGTCAACGTTTGATTTAAATGCTGGTGGTGAATCAGCCGGGCCTGCCGTCCCATCTCCCACAGCCGGGCCAGAAAAACCGCCCGGCCCATTAACTAATTTGGCTATTGGAATTGGTAAGAAGCTTGCAGGTACTGTCGCAAATACCGCCATCTCTTCAGTTGTTAACAGCGTTAAATTACCATCAAGAATTCCTGGCATTGAAGCAACTACAAAGAGAATTGGGCAAAATATTTTAAGTAGCGCAGTTTCTGGTCGTGTTAATCAAATATTTTCTAAATCATCACCTGGAATCGCCGTTGATAGTACTGGAGCCACGCCATCTAAAGTTCAATCGTCGGGTAAGCCTGAAATTTAATCTTTGACACATCTCTTAAATTGTCAAATATAACAACTGATTTTTGTAAATTTAATCATTGCTTGTGTAAATAGTAAACTGTTTTAATTTTATTTAGATTGGAATATTCCGTATTATGGCGACAATGAAGGGTAGATTCATCCCAAAGAATCCTGAAAAATATATTGGCAATGCAAACAATATATTTTTCAGGTCAAGTTGGGAATTGAAGTGTCTAAAGTTTTTCGACACCAACCCATCTATTTTAAGATATGCTTCCGAAGAAATTGCAATTCCATATCTGAAACCAACAGATGGTAAGATACATAGATATTATCCAGACTTTTTCATCATCTATAAAGATAAACAAGGCCAAATAAAGAAAGAGCTGCTTGAAGTTAAGCCTATGAAAGAGGTGCGGCTAACTGAAAAATCTAATACATATGACAAACTTTCAATTGCCATTAATGAAGCGAAATGGAGATCCGCGATGGCGTTTGCGGCCCAGCATGACATGACATTTAGAATTCTGACTGAGAAATCAATATTCCTGAACACCGCACCTTCTTCACCTTCATTGAAATCTAGGCCAAATTTGAAATGATAACTTTTAAACAATTTATTTCAGAATCTTATTTGCCTGGACGAAAATATTCTCTGTCAAAAATCCCAGAGATTAAGTACGTACCAGTTAATATTATTGAGCGACCTCTCGCTCAGGATGGCCGAGAAGTTTTAACAGTGAGTGATGAAGTAGCAAAGAATATGGATTTTTCAGAACCAATAGAAGTAACTGTTTTTAGGTTTGGTCATAACAATGATGAATATAGTCCATCAGTGTCGCTTGATGATGGTCACCATCGCGTGGCTGCTGCAATTCAGACTAATCAATCATGGCTGCCTGCTATAGCTCGCGCAAGAAATGCAAGAGGCGAAAAAATAAATGCACTTATTGAACTTTCTAAACAGATTGAAAAAACATTGAAATGAGGCTAAAAGTAAAATGATCACCTTTAAAGAATATTTAAATGAACAATCATCAGCAATTGGTAAAATAGTCGAAATTATCCATCAAGACTGTTTACCGTTCCTTAAAGAGATAGGCGATAAATTGCCAATTTATCATGGCAGTAACAACATCGTTAAAACTATGCAAAAAATTCCTTTAAC